GCCATAACTCCCGGCCATCCGGTTAGGAGCGAACCCTCCGCAACTTCACCACAAAGCTGCCAAAGGCTCACTCCGAACAAGACGTACGGCAATTAGGAAGACAGGCGCTATTGTTACCTCCTGCGTTCCCGGCTGGGGTTTTTCTCTGGGCACTGCTTGCGACAACAGCGGGCACAGCCAATTTCTTGGCGTGGTCGACTCCAGAGTTGGTTCGTCCAACGACTCCCACCGCTTTCAGAGTTTGGAAGTGGGGTCTAAGATTAAATGCAGCTGGTTGGAAGAATCCGGCTTTACCTCCGCTAAATCCTGCAAAATTCAGCGTGGTGGTTTGGGGGGGGCGGAAAACGCCCAGACGCAAATCATCCCCAAAGGCGGTGTAGATCTCCGGTTCTTGATCACCATAGCTGAGGGCCATAGTGCCGGAGGCAATTGGTGCTATATCTTGGGTCTTAGAGTTATAGCAAAAATTGAAGTGTGTCTGAAAAGGAGCGGACACGTCGATAAACTGCTTTAGGGCAAGCGGATAACTACGTTCACGCGCCATTGGTGCTGACACACTCGAAAGGGATGTGACGGCTTCGCTATTATAAGTGAAGGCTTCACCATTTAATGCGTCGATGATGGGGACGCAAATCCTTTGATCGGTGTTAAGGTAAGGAACAAATACCACATTTCCAACGTTGTCATCTTGATTGAAAATACGGTATTTAACACTTCCAGCCCAAACAGCAAAGAAGGCTCGTAGGTAAGATTGAACCTGAACAGAGAAGTTCAAGAAATTAATAGTCTCACCGGTATTTGTAACAGATGTGTTGACCACAAACTGATCTAATTGGTTGTTACCAATTAACTTAATACGGTGATAGCGTCTACCAATTTCGTGAATATCGCTGACAAGAAATTCAAACTTTCTACCAATCTCCAATTTGCATGGTTGGATTGGTCTTTCAACAGTTTCAACATGGGTAGTTGCAACTGCCTCAACGTGTTCATCCTGAGGTTGGGTTCCATCCTCATTGCTTGGAGGAATGTCCATACCTTGAGCGATCATTTCAACGTTTCCACCAACAGCAATTGAATCTAAGATGGTGATTGATTCAAAAGATAAGTTGGCGGAAGTTGAGAACTCAAATCCGGGTACTACCGTTGGTGTGAATACGATAGTGACGGTTGTAGGGTCAAAAGTCGCTTGAACAGATGATACTACAAATGTTTGGAAACTGCCAGACATTGAAAAATATCGTAGCGTGATAGATCCAGATACATTGTAGACTCCATCATCTGGTACTTGAGGGTCAAACGAAACAGCCGTTTTGCTAAAAACAGCTGTGGTTTTCGATCCTACTCCATCATTAGTGTTAACGATAGAATCTCCAGAAAGAATACTCATAATAATGAAATTCGGAAGAATCTCACTATAAGCGTTGAAGGTAAATGGTGAATAAGGTCTTGGCACAGCAACTCGTGGTTCAACGAATCGCAAGAAAACCAAAACTTGATGGCTTGAGGCGACCGATTCCGGCGCAACAAGAGCATTCGTTAAATAAAAACTCAAGTTGCCAAGGGAATAGTTTTGAACGGGGTCAACTTGGCCATCGCCTTCATAAATGCGAAGAAATTCGGTTTGAGCATTCCACTCAACATCGAAATCAAATTTGCTGTTTTCTCCAGAGAAATCAATCATATGAGAGTAAGCAACAGTTCGTAAGGCTTCAGAAGCAACAGGTGCTCCATAAGTAACAACGGCATTTAACCGTGTGCTATGAAATCTTGTGCGAACAGCAACTACTTCAAATCTCATATGAGATCTCCAAAACATAAATTGGTTGAGAAAGGCGATGTTGAAAGGAATACCGAATCCATCAATAAGTCCCATGCGAGTGTTCAACTGAACGCTATACAATAACTTTCCAATATCATCCGAAGATGACACTTCAAAGCTCGTGAGTAAGCACTTCTTACCTAAAAGAGTACTAATTTTTGCTTCAGCAGGGTTAAAAATCTGCATTGGCTCACGAGATAAAGCTGACGGAAAGAGTTGCATATCATTAGTTGGCCTAACACCATGTGACGCGGACATTCCTGAGAAGGTCTGATGGAATGGCACTGACCCTGAACAAAGTGGTGGGTTGTCCAGGGGCATTGCCGACACATCAGCAGCCAGGTCTGCGGTAGTTTGTTGTCCGAGATCTTGTCCGATGGATGTTGGGTTATCCTGAATAGGCATGTTTCCACCTACGTTGTAATAGGTATTGGAAACGTTCGTCGATTGTCCGGCTCCTTGTGCTTCATACTCCACTCCTTCATCCTCTTCTTTCACAAAAGTACCTTCGTACTCTTGCAAAATCTGTTCTCCACTAGGTGTAGAATACATAATTTGTCCGTTTGCCAAAGCTTCGATTGGAATCTTTGGGATCCTAAAGGAACTATTTGGAAACTTAGAGAAAACACTAATGTTCAAAGTGTCTCCTGTTACTGAAACCAATGGTGACAAAGGTGTCACAAAGATAGTTCCTAAACTTTCCGTGGCTGAGGCATAAGTATTCATCAACGTGCGTGGGTAAATGAAAGGAATGGTGATTGAAGCGGTTGAACTTTCACCTGGGGTCAATAAGACATGGTTCGTCGTCGTTATGTTCGCCAATTCGCATTGGTAAGATGCGAGCGGCATGAAATACATAGCCAACAAACCTTGTTGAAAAGGTTGTCCATTGATCTGAAGTGAAACTTCAACGTCTCCTGTCCAGTAAGTGTAGCGGTCAAAAGGCATGTTCTGAATGTTATCAGATTGTCCTAGACTGAGTAATCCAAAAGGCACATCTATGGTGTAGATGGCGGTTCCGGCTGGATCACCGTTAGTCCAAGTAAAGTCTGATCTCCAAACGTTAGACTCGGTCGAAAAGTTCAAATCCATAGGCGTTTCAGCCATAGCTTTCATTGAAAGGGAGTCCTTTACGTTCGAATTATTCAAAACGGTCGATTCAAGTGTGTGTCGTTGATTCAGCTTTGTCAAGCCGAATTGTGCGGCGTCATTTCCTTGTGCGTTGAAAAGCATAGGGAAACAACAGTCAGTTGCTGAGGTCCTAGATGCAACTATTTCAATCATTGTCGATTGGGAAGGTAATTTGATGGGATCATAACCTGCTTGAAACAGAGCTTGATTTATCTGTTTGTAATATAAGTCATAATCCTCCTTTCCCCAAACCGACATTAACTCCATAGTTGTGCGACACTCTTCGATGATGGTGTTGTCATGGTTCCGTGTCCATTTAAGAGTTTCTCTTAAGGTGTCTTTCTTCAGAGCTCCTACATATTTTCCATTGTGCTCAATTGGGTGAGCGCCAAGGAATGTAATGTCTGCGAAATCACGGTGTTCATCATCCAAGGGTTTCAATTTATCATCCGAGGTGTATGTCTGTCCTAGCAAGCTGAGTTCATTGGCAATCGTGATTGGCGTCACTTTATCCTTAATTTCGTCAGAAACGGAATAAATATGGTCGTCTCCAAGAATCTTCATTCTCACGTGATCTTCAAATATGATATTTGGGCATAGAAAGTTGAATATATAACGTATATAAGCTTCATGTACCAAAATGTTCAATATTGTAGTGAAGAAACATCCTGAGAAATGGCTTGACTTCAAGTATAACAATTTGTTAAAAACCTGAAGTGGCGATTCTGTCTGGTGGCGAACAAACTTTTCCAAAGTGTGTTTCGGGATAAAGTCACAAAGGGATGAAATCACGTCATATCCTAACAACTGAAACTCCTTAACCATTTTCTTATCAAAGTTTTTGAAATCTCCAGCAATGAAGTTATCTCCTACTTCGGTAAGATACTGGTATATGGTGTCCATGTCGTAAGAATATTGATTTAAGCCAATTGCACTAGGGGTTGTCCGGTGTGAACGTTGAAAAGCAACAATGAAGCTGCCAAACAACATTCGAAAGGCTGTGTTTGCGATTAAATCACCTCCGAAAATAAGACGGCATCGTTTCTGTTCTATCTTGCTAGCTGTTGTCAGCTCATCTTTAAGATATACTAAGAACCGTCCTCGAATATCGTCGGTGAAGTCGGGGTCAGTCAGTTTCAAGAGAAATTGGTTTACCATTTGGCGAAATATTGGTTCAATAATAAGTTCGCCGTTGTCCGTGAAATGGTACCAATCTCTCTTTCCAGATTTTCGTGAATAAAGTACTAGTGGGTAACCAGGGCTTGACTTAACTTTCATTGAAGTCAAGAGACCAGGTATCCCACCTAGAGCCTCTTCTATTGTCAACATGCGGCGGCCAATTGGCCATTCCAAAGCATATCTATAGAAGTGGATCATGTCGTCTCGTACCAAATTCATGAAGTGAGGGTTAATCCCAGTCGGTTGTTCTACGCTCAAGGTGTCATTAAGCATATTGATAACTGGGTCTTGGCCCTCTGAGCGGGGGTCGTCGGCGGTCATAAGAGGGAGGTGTTTTTGGGCTTCCCATGGCAAAAGGTCACTAATTATGCTGGGTTTCAACTTTGTCTTGCGACAGAGATGAACCTGTTCTTCACGTGGTATTTTAACCACATGATGTAAATTAGGGCCATGGAGGTCACCTCCTTGTTCGAAGAATTCTACTTCTGGGATGTCAGTACCCTTGAAATTAAGAGCTTCCTCTATCATTTCGCGGGTGATGATGGTTGACATTCCAAAGAATCCTCCAGCTCCAGCTCCTCCGGCGACGTGCATACCAAGATATCTACCACAGAGGGGTCCGTAGGTAGATACTAACATACCACCACAATCTCCTTTTTTGGTGGCTGCTTGGTATCCAAGGGCTTTGTCGAGGGTCCGTTTGCGAGTTGAGCTTATATATGACTTGTTAAAAATCATTTTAGCTCGTGTTTGGTAGGTCGTTTCGTTAGTCTCAAGTGAGACTGGGCAACACTCAAAAGTGGCAACATCATTATCGCTCCAAAAGCGGCTAAGCATATTGGGGAAATTGTTCATCTTAGTAGAGCGAGGTAAAGTTATAAAGAGTAAATCGCTGTCAGATTCACTAATAAGCTGTAAGGCTCCTAGTGGATGTGACTCTTTCACTCCGCGATACTCAAAATCTATAACTTCATTCTTGTCGCTCACATTAAGAGTTGCCATTGAATGTTCGTAGGTCATCATAGTTTTGCCAGTTATGGGCATAGCAATAATCGGTACTCCACGTATCTCAATTGAGACATAAGGTGAAGAGGATTGTTGTATGTAATCCCTAAACTGGCGGGGTCGTAGGGGTCGGGCGCGGGTCGGTTGGGACTTATAATGAGACTGGGAAAAGTAAACTTGCGTTTCCTCTTCCTTCTCACCACTAAAAGTACGCATAAGAGCTCTAATTCCTCGAAAAGCGAGGAAGAAAGAAACTCCTAGTATTACACTTGTCTTTACTCGTGATGTAAAATGTCTCTTTAAAAATCCACCTGTAGTGTATCCATAATCGTAAGTGTCATTAACTGCAGAGTCATAGTAATTTAATACCATTGAC